ATGCCATCGGTTCGGCGGAAATTTCAGGAAAAGAAAACGCCACTGCCCGTATTACGAAATAGACCCCGTGGACGCATATAAGAAGCAATGGATGAAAAATAGAAGAGAAAAAAGAAAGGTAAACAAATGGCAAAACAAGTAAAAATCATGGAGATTCCAGCAATTCAGTTAAAGAGAATCATCATCAACGTCGAAGGAACGGCACCTTTGATCGTTCACGCATGGAGCAAAAAGGCTAAAGAAGAAATGCTGAACAAGCAGATGAAAAAGGCAGGTAAGGGTAAAGAGGCAAAGAATCCAAATCGGGATTTTCTGGAAAGCCTCTACTGGCTTGATGAAAAAAATCTGTTGATTCAGCCGGGAAAGGAAGTAACCAAGAAATCACGATTCGGTTTTCCGGCCATTGGATTCAAGGCATGTGCGGTCAATGCCGCCAATGATGTGGGTCTTATGAAAACAGCCATGCGAAGGGCGTTTCATATTGACTGTGAATATGTCGTGATTCAGGGATTGCCAGACATGCGGGAAGATATGGTTCGTTTGAACGGACAAACAGCCGATATACGATACCGGGGAGAATTTAAAAAATGGAAAGCATCACTTCCAGTGATCTTCAATCCTACAGTTATTTCGAGCGAGCAGATTTTTAATTTATTCAATCTGGCCGGATTCGGCGTAGGCGTTGGAGAATGGAGGCCCGAAAAGAACGGCAGCTACGGAACATTCCGAGTCATTTGATTTTTGCCTGACACGGCTTGGTCTGGCAGGCGCGGAGTGGCGCATTAGTGTTCGGCCTGGATTGGCGCGGATCGTTGTGGTTTGGTATGGCAGGCAAGGCGTGGACCGGAGGGGCAAGTTTGGTTCCGGTTCGTTTCGGCATGGCAGGCGGGGTTAGTTGCGGCAAGTTTGGTTGGCGCAAGGATAGTTCAGTTAATGCAAGGCATGGTTTTTATTGATTAAATTAAAATTTCATGGGAGAAAAATATGACAAAGTACAAATGGAAAGATGCGTATTGCAATTTCAAGAAGATCGACGTTCAGGTTGCGGCGGGTTGTTTGGAAAAACTGGTCAAGAAAAACGGGTCTGTAACCGCAGAGGCCGTTGTGCTGGAGGCCCGGAACAAAAGAAGTCCCTTGCACGAATGTTTTGAATGGGATGATAAAAAGGCGGCCCATCTTCACCGCATAAATCAGGCATGTCATCTTATTAAATACATCGTGATCGACGAAGAAGATGTTCCTGAATTGAGCGCATTTGTCCATGTTGAAATCGAAGATGAAGGCCAGTACGTTACCCTGCAAACGGCCAAAGATGATCCTGTGTTGCGTGAACAAATACTACGCAAGGCGCTGTCTGAATTATTGGCATGGAAAAAGAAATACGGAGAATTAAAAGAATTCATGCAAGTGACAAAGACAATAGACAAGATAAAAATTAAAACATAATGCGGTTATGCGTGGCAGTGTGTATCCAGTTCCGGCAGTGCAGTGCAAGGCGTGGAAATGTAGCGCGAGTCATGGCACGACAATGTTAGGCAGGGAAGCCCCGGCAGTTTCTGCTGTCGGGGTTTTTAAAAAGCCAACCTGACGATCAGCCCTACGATCACGCCCCCGATGATTGCCGAAACAAGATTCTTAACCCATGTGTATTTTTTGGCCGCGCAATTGGCGGCGTGCAATTCAATTTGTGTAGCGACATGTTCCTTGACAATAACCATATATCGCTCAGAAGTTTTAATCGATATTAGCTCAGCCAATTGGTTCATCTGCTGTTCTGTCATTGTCCTGCCCTTTATTAGTCGATGTAGTTGATTCGATGGATTCCGTTTCTTTTTGCCGAGTCGCTAATCGCCGCTGAATTTCCTTATCCAGCACAACCAGAGTTCCCTGGCTACGGATGATTTGCTCATATTCCCGCTGCATGAGCAGGGCCAGTTCCTCTCCTGAAAAGTCCTGAATGTTTTTTTGATTGCTTTGTTCTTTGCTCATTTTGTTTTCTCCCCAATTAAGCAACAAGTCCAAGTTCTTGTAGTCTGTCTATCACCGTATTCACCGCATTCTTAACACTGGTCAAATCTGCTTCCAGTTTTGTCTGGTCAACAGTATCCGTACCTGTCAAGTCCTGCGTAGCTGCATCGGATACGGTATCCGGTTGATTGACCGGGGTGGCCCCGTAAAATCCAAGCAACTGGCTGGTTCCTGTTCCGATTTGTGTTCCTGTAGAAGTATCCAATACAATATTCTTGCCATCCGCAATAACGACATCATCCCCGAACCGAACCGTCCCGGCCTTTGTGTAGATGGAATAATTGAGTGTGGTTCCCCCGGATACATTTTCAATATAAATCCCATATTTATTGGTTATCGAACCGCCTGCACCGGGAGCAACAGAAAGATTGACAATGCGCAACCCGGCGGCATTTATAATGTCCCCTGTATATCCGGATTGCATATTGAAATTTAATTTCATAACGTTGACTTCATCGGCGTTCACGCTTCCCCAGTTGAAGGAAGTTAAAAAGTACATCCCATTCAGTTCATCCGCCGTGCCGATTCCTCCTCCGGGATGCCACAGTACATTTGAGAACATCCCATCTATTCGTGAGGAATTTGTGTCGGAGTTCCAATCCATAGAAGAGTACAAATTGGAAGCATTGGAACCGGTACTCCATGTATGATTTATATAGAATAGACGATTCGTATCTATCGTGGTTCCATTGCCTACATAAAGCTGGTCTGCAATTTTTGTAATTCCCGCCACCGACAGGGTTCCGGAAACAATGGTACTTGGAGCAGTTAAGTATATCGTGGTATCGTCGATTTCAATTTTATTGAAATGATTATACGCATCAATATCTCCAATCCCATAGAATCCACCATCAACGTCGAAATACCATGCCCTTGCCCCGTCGTAAGAAATCTCCAAAACATCGGAATTGTCCAGTAAGAGGAAATCTCCAATGTTTACCCCGGCGAACGTCGGGCTGGCCGTAGTCGATAAATCCTGGGGGATGACGGAGAATAGATTCATTATTCAGATTCCCCCTGCCCTACGGTTTTTTCAATATCTTTCAGAAAAGCCCCCTTTAAGTTATCCGAAATATCTTTCCATTGCCGTTGAAGTTTTGTCAATTCTCTGGCTTCTGTTCTATTTTCAATCCGCATCATAATCATTTTCGGGTCCAGTTCGAATTCCGGATAGGACTGCATCCATCGACGGGCCGTTTCATCGGCCCCATCAACATCCATATCAATCAGTTTCAGGGCGATTCGGTCATGGACAATATCATAATCATTCTTGATTTCAAGCATGGCCTCGATAGCCAAGTTTTCTCTGGATTCAGAAGTAGGTGTAAATCCCAATGTTCGCGCCCATAAATCCTTAACTTCTAATTCGTAACGTTTTCGTTCTTTGGCATCATAGGAAGTAGTGTCTTGTTGTAAGGCACGAATCAGATAGATAAATTGCTTGGCGGTCGGAGAAGTAGATTCGATGGATTTCATGGTTCGATCTACTGCATCCATTTCTTTTGCCGTTTTTTCTTCCGTCATAGTGGCGACGGTTCGCAGAATGATCTGACCAAATGGCCCGACGGCTTCATTGCCGATCTTTTCTGGAATCGAGCGGCCGGACGGTACATCCAGAATATCGAATGAACTGCTCATGTCCACACCGGCCAAAGAAGGAAGGCCGTAATATATGACATCCGCCACTTCCTCTCCGTATTCTTCTTTGATTTTCTCATACGCCTTATAAGCCAGATAGCCGACGCCGATGGTTGCAATTACAGGCGATAAAAATACCTTCATGCCGCCCAGGACAAGTTTGGCTGCCAGGAAACGACCCGCGCCGCCAAAGTTTCTTTCCCGCAACAAACGGGAGAATAATTCAATGGACTTGATGGGGAACCGTTTGTATTGAAAGATCAATCCACCTATCGGTCCCCGCATGGCCTTCGGTACATCGGACGGAACCTGGGTAAATTGTGTGAACAACTGACCCCTCAATCGCCCGTATCGAGCCGCCTGTTCTTCGGTCATGCCAAGTTTCAGTCCATGCTGATACAGCGTCAAAAAAGCGATTCCCTGATTGCGAATTTCAGATGCCCCGGCCGGAGTAAACCGTTCAAACCGCCTTGCCTCCATTCCCAATTCGTGAATCTTCCCGGATATGCCGGATACTTTGAATTTCCGAAGTAAATCCTGGCCTTCTTTGGAATAGTATAACTGGATTCCTTCCATGAAAGATTTTTGTCCGACAACCGGATAAAGGGTTTCAATCGGTTGCATAGAATTAAGAACAAAGAATTTGGCCGTTTGCAGATGCGCCCAGTAAAGAGCCGTTTTGATTCTTCCGGACATTCGTTCGAGAAAATACGGTTTGATATGTTCTCCGATGATCGGCAATCGCATCAATTCCGTATCAATGGCTTTCGCCAGCGTGGATCGAGAGCCGCCCCACATAAAGTTTTTGGTATCTTCCAGATGTTCTGCCCACCCCGGATAATCGGGCTTGATTTTTTCAATCAAGGGCTGAACTTGCCGGTTCATTGCAGATAGATGTTTCCACCGATAAAAAGAGTTTGTTTGTGCCTTCCAGACTTTCTCAAAGTCTTTTGAAAATCCTTCTTTTCCTTCTCTGCGAAGCAAGGCCCCCCACCATTTTTGTTTGAATGCTTTCTTTCCTACAATGCCGCGCATCGCATCCCGAATTTCTTCGGTTGTCATATCGGCGGCCTCTTTCAAACTGGCTTGCAATGCCTGAAAATGCTTGGTCGGTAATCGGGTCATATCGTAGGGCAGATTGATTTCCGGCGTTGCGGACAGGCCCATAATATCTATGGCCTTTCCCTCTTGTATGGCGGCCTCTCGAAACAGTTTTAATTGGCGTACCGCGTCGGCTTGCGTTTCTGCTTTGCCGATAAAGTGCTTGACTCCTTCTGAATCAGTCCACGATAATTCGTACTGCCCGAAAAAGACATGCTGAATATGACTCCACTGGCGGCCCCAATCGTCGGGCACAACCGCTTTGGCAATCCGTTCGGCCAATTCCGCCTTTGCGCCTTCCTGGGAAAGTCCCAATTCGGCGGCCTTAGCAATCAAGTCCTCTTTTTTATTTCCCTCATAAGCGGCCTTCCACATTTCCCGTTTGCTCTGAATGATCTCTTGCCGCATGGCTTCATCCTGCAATTTGAAATGTTTTAGTGCACCTTTGACCTCCTTTGGAAGATCCGCAGCGGCCTCGATTTCTTCCGGGGAATAATGCCTGTCCATCAAATCAAAAAATCGTTCTCCCTGGTATTCTTTGGGAACTGATTTGTAAACTTTCAAATCTGTCTGAATCGCAGATTCAATTTCATTCTTCATCACAATCCCGGTATCGGCCATAGTTTCGGAGGCCTCGATAATAGCCGGATTTTTCGTATTGTACGCCTGATTGGTCGTAGTCAGAATCCATTTTTGCAACGGGCCAATATCACGAGGGGCCTTTTTAATGACAATGGGTATATCCGGGCCGGTTGTTGACAAGGCCGTTGTATCCACTGGCGGCTTTCCTGCCGGGCTTACATCCGGCGTTTTCTTTCCTGTCCATGCGTTACCCGTCGATGGATTTCGCGGGGTCATTTTGTCCATCGCGTTAGCCCATTGCCGAGTAACCTGTTTCAATTTGGCTTCTGCGGCCGCATCCGGTTCAATGCCGAATCGAGTTTTATATTCCTCTTTGGCCCGATTAAATAATTCAGAAGATGCGGCCTTGCGGCCCATATTCATCACACGAGGAAAATTCTGCCAAAGATAGGTGTACGCTTTGTTGACAGACAGTTGAACCTGTTTGCCGGTTTCAGACATCCAGAACGCTTTGTTCCCGCTTTTTGCGATGGCTGGAATTACACTAAATCCAAGTCCCCACAAAGCCCCGGCAACGGCTTCGTCGGCTACTTCCTCTTTGGGCTTCCCAAGCAGGGCCGCTTTGCCTGCCTGCCATGTACTTAAAAAGGCAATGGAATTAGGGGCCGTCCGAAGCATATTCGTTAAAGCATCGCGTCCCAGGTTCACAAGTCCCTGTCTGGATAATAATGAAACCGTGCGGGGTCCCAATGTAGAAAGTTCTGTGCTGATGAATTTAGAGGCCAGTTTTTTCCCCGCGGAATTCAACAGTTTTCCTAGCCCGGATACCTGAAAGATCCCTTTGACTAACAAATATTCAACGGCTTGCTCGGCCGCAAATCCGGTCGCCTCCGGCGCTTTTGTATACCAGTTTGGATTATTGACAAGCTCATCCTCGTACAATTGAAGAACGTCTTTTTTTTCCACGACACCCGCTGTGGCGGCGGCTCCCGCCCCAATCCGAGTCATATAATGCTGTCCAGCCATAAACACATCAAAGGCCGCTCGTTCGATCGCCGACATGTTCCAGTAATGGTCCGGTTTTGCCCCTCCCTCATAACCGGCCGTCAGAAATTTCTCCCAGAATCCGGGTTCCTTTCCGGCCGTGAATGACATTTCGCTTTCAGGTGTTTCGTCTTCTGTGCGCGGCTGGATTTTTAATTGCTGAAGATCTGCGTATAGTTCTTCGGCGGTATTCCAGGGGATATTATGCTTATAGCCAAGTTCCCATATTTTTGCGGCCCGATTTTCCGGCTTTTCAGTGGTTTGCGGCTGGGGCTGGGGATGCAAATCAAACAGTTCTTCCGTAGAAACGGTTCTTCTGCCTTCTAAGGTATCGAGTTCGTCGGTTGTAAAAACGGCCATTATTGTCTATCGTCCCATTTTCCATTTCCGAGATACCAGTATGACTTGCCGTCAATAATTCGTTCTTCCCCGATTTCAAATTTCGGACTTTCCTGTTTGATTTTCATTTGCCGCATTTTCAGCTTGCGTTCAATGTCTTCGTCTGACCAGGACATATATTCATATCGTAGTTTTTCTGCCTGCTGCCGGAATTCCATCGGCCCGGTATCCGGATGCGATTGAAGCCAATCCTGCATCTCCGCTTCATATTGACTGAGCCACCAGAATTGAAGTTGTCGTTTTTGAAGGGCCTTGTCTTTGTCTTTAGTGCTTTTCAGAGATTTTACAAATTCCGCAAAGTCAAGATCTCCGGCAACATCCACGATGACATTTTTAGTCGATGAGACCGCATCCGCCAACGCCCCGGCCTGGGAAGTTTTCAGGGTTCGAGTGGCGGTTTCGTAAATCGAATTATAATCGGATTCATTGATCTTCCCTTCATTCCACGCCTTTTTTAATTCTTGCTGGAATAATGCCGGATCGGTTCCCCCTCTCCAAATATCCAAAGCATTCTCAAATAAATGAGACTTGATAATCGGGTCTGTCTCAAATCGTTTTCCCTGCTGCCACGATTCAATACGATCAATCATAACTCCGGCACGCTCCGGCGTAATCCCGGATTGCCGTAATTGATTGATATATTGTTCGCCAAGCCGTATTCTTTCAGGCGGGGACTTGTCCAGATTTTCGTGCATTCCAAGGATGACCTCTACTTCTTTGTTATCCGATTGTTGTTCTCTCCAATTCAACAATGTCCGGGCATGGCCCACCAGTTTATCTTTTTGGTCCAGTTGTTCGCCGGTCAGGTCCGGCATGGAATCCAGTATTTGAACCGCCATCTGCGGATTGCTGTCCATCAGGACACGGACCTGGGCGAACTTGGAATTGGTTTCCGCGTTTTCCTGCATGTATTGATATTCGGCTTCCTCCAATAAGCCGGTATCCAGCCCGTCCTTGAGTAGCGACTGATAGCCGAGCAAGTCCCCGTTTTCAAGATAATACTTCCCGTTTGTTTCCAATTCCGCTTTTGCGGACTGTATCCTTTTTTTCCGGTCCAGGTCGGCCGCATAGACATCGTACTGAGGAAGGGCATTGTTCAGGTGCATCTGAAATTTATCCTGTACCCGTCTGCTTTTGGCGCTCAGTCCAGACATATCTTTTTTGGCTTTCTCATAGACTTTGGCCCGTGATTCCGGGTCAGGCGTAGAAAGCATTGTATTGTAAGCAGCGTTCCATATTTCCTCCGATTGCCTTTTCAGCGTAGAAAATTCCATTGCGTCTTCTGCCTGTTGGATTTTCTGTCCGAACTGGGCAAGAACGCCTCCGGCCTGACTCAATGCCCTGGACGGCGCAGATACATCGGCTGTGATCGGAGCAGCCGTTGACCGGCCTGAAGGAAGCCGCTGACTGTATTGAATGGGAAAATCAGCCAATTAAAATTCTCCGTATGCTTTTCCAAAACCGGTTAACAGAGTGGTTCCTGCCTTGATACGACTGGCCTGTTTTGCTACCTTTCCGGCATACCTTGTCTGTGCGGCTCCGCTGCGTAGTCGCTGGGCCTCTGTAACGCCTTCGTATCCGATCATGGCATTCTCCAGTTCCGACTGTCTGGCCTGTTCTGCCTGAATCTCCAGCGGCGCACCGGTCGTAGAGATCACCCCGGAAGCGCCCATTCTGGCCCGCAGGGTGGACATCTGCCGGGCCGCTTCTGCCGCCTGCCTTCTCGATTCAATCATGGCCTTTTGTTCTGCGGCCTGCGCTTCTCGTTCCTGGACCTTGGCATTGTACTCGGCCATCGCAGATTGGTCCTGACCGGCCTGATATTCACCAAAGGCGCCCAGTGCGGTTCCCGCCAACATCAAAGTTGCAGGGTCAAATCCCATTATTCAATCTCCATCAGTCGGTAGTATTGCCAGGCATCTCTTCCTTTTCCAAGAAAATCTACCATCTTGAACTCTTTCTGAAAGCCCAAGTGCTCGACGGTTCTTTTCCCCTCTTCGAATCCCGCTTTAACCCATGCCTGAATTCGGTGAATTTTATGGTTTTTGCACCAGATTTCAAGCCATTCCGATATAACACGGTAGGTTGCAATCAAATGCGGTCCCATATAATCAGTCAATTGTATCCATCCTTCGGCAGTGGTTTCCGTAATAGCCCGAAAACCGCCGGCCGCCAGGATATAACCGCCATGTTCTAAAACAAACTCGTAGTGCGCGTTATCGCTGCATCCGTTTTTCGGTTCCTGCGGATACAGGGAATGCTTCTCGATCACCTTCAAGTCCGCTTCTGTCATGGCTCTAAAGTTCATTTACAGGGCCTCATAAGTCAGTTCAAATATATCGGGCTTACAAGGGTAATATTCACCCTTGATACCCTTGATAATCCAATCTCCAATTGAGACCTCCAATCTTCCTTCTAAAGTTTTGATCGTTACCTTGTCCGGAGTCATTGGATTATTGTCCCAGTTACCTTCGAGTGGATGAGGCAATGGGCGTTCTCCATTCCACTGAAATGCCTCGATTTCTACTTGCTTTTTTCTGTATTTTGCCATTACTAATTTCCTACTAATTTCTTTTATATTAGTATATCGTTATCTCCCGCTTTGTTCAAAAGAAGGAATTATTGATTTTACAAGCATCGGAAACGGAGAACTATTCTCAATCAAAATAGGATTGGCTGTTGAAATGCCGCCCTGCATAGATACCCGAACATCTCCGCTGAACAGTCCGGCAATGTCCGAATCGTTCTCCAGCCGTTCATCGTCAAAATTAACGTCGTATAAATCCGTTTCAGAGTCCCCGTATTTGGCTCCTTTTGTATCTCCGAAGCTGATTTTCAGTTCCGGAATCCGTGTCAGGGAAGCCAGAGAGGAACCCTCCGGCCCGTTGGCTACCAATCGCATCGGCTTTAGAATCGACGTATAAGGCAGACCGACCTGAACCGTCGTATAAGTGGCCGAGGCCGGCAGCGTAACTTCCCCGGCGGCGCTAACTACCGATTCATCCTCGGTTCCGTGATAGATAATTTCACCGTCCGCCAGAACCGCTACCTTCTTTCCAATCAGGTGATCGAGTCCGGTAATGGTATCGGAGTCGGTTACGGACGTAGTAATCCCGGAATCGACAAAGAAGGAGTCCTCGATGTCAACCGGAAGGCGAGTTGAAAACTTTTCGATATACAGCTTATCCGCTGAATCGATTGTTCGCTTTACAGTAATCCATACATCGTCCTCATCAGTCGAAGGCGTTACACAGACCGACAGGACGGACCCGTCTATCGGGCAATCAAACCACGCCACGACATTTTGTTCCCGGTCATACACCATACCGATCAAAGAACCGTCTGTCAGAACGCACCAGTCAATCGGATCGGGATTTCTCTGATGAGCCGTACAGATAATGCCGGTTTCTGTAATATGTTCGGCCAGCGAGGTCATGTCATTTGATACATATTTTCCTTCATATTCCCCGACCGTCATTTCCCGTATTTTCCGCCCTACATAATCGACAAACAGAATGACATCGTTTATTTTCTGCGGCTGCATGTTTTTACTGCCATGGGTCGATTGCTGTTTGACTCCGAAATTGGTCGGCGATAAGGGCGTATCCAATTTGTTTGAACCGATCTTCCATTCGTCGCCAGCGGTTCCGGCAAGCAGGGAATCGAGCGATTCTACCCAATGCACTTCATTCGTTGTCGGGATAGACACCTGAAACGAATCAGCATCCTTGACGCCTGAATCAAATCCTTCGTAATGGTCTGTTTGGCTCAACCATACCATATTCGGAAGGCCGGGGGATCGCGTATAGGACGGCAACCGCCAGACGTTCGTAAAATCCCATCCGGCATCCGTGAACGTGGATTGGGTCTTCATTAGAGTTGTGGATTTGCCAGTCGCCGACCCGCCATCGGTGGTCCACCCGGACGTTTCATTGTCATAGAAACAGTTGGTATGGGTTCCAAGTGTTTTCAGGCCGCAGAAGCCGCCGCCGTTCGTGGGGGTGCCATCCGCATAGACAGCCCCGACAGAATAATCATTGTCAAGTACGGATGAAACCAGTTGCATTTCGCCGACAAAGCCACCGATTCGCATATCGGCATGGCCGATCCCGCTGGACATACAGACATTCCCTTTGGCGTAGCAGTCCTGAATGGTTCCGGCCGCCAGGCGTCCGACAAAGCCGCCGACATGATTTACCGTCGCATGAGTGCTTTTGCTGTCTACATTACCCGTGGCCCCGCATTCTGTAATATTTGACACCCCCTCATTTCGTCCGACAAAGCCGCCGACATAGGCCGCCGAAGCCGAAAGATTTTCTACGTCTACGGAGCATATATTTTCATGGCAACTGGATGCAGTGGCATTGTTTATACCAAAAAATCCGCCAATCGCATTAAAGGCCGATGTCGTAACACAATTTGCCTGGATCTTCCCGGACGCGGAACATCCTGCAAATAAAGAATCGCTATCATACGCATATCCGCAAAATCCGCCGACATAAGTTAGACCCGCCGTTGAATCATAATCCAAATCAATCAGCACGGAAACGATGCAGTTTGTGAATTGGGCCGCTCTTTCTTTCCCAACGAAACCTCCGATATATTTATCCGCCGATTTGTCAGTTGTATCCCGGACAATTCCCGAAAATCGACAATCGGTAAACGTCAAAAAACCATCGTGTCCATCGCCGTCTGCGTATCCGATCACTCCGCCGAGTCCGTCCGACTCATTGGTTCCGCGTACAATGCCTGACACATAGACATTGGAATACGCCATCACGCCCGTTAAAGCCAGCGTATTCAGACCGGCAACGGCCCCTACTCTGGTACCCCCGGATATATCGACATTGACCATGCGCAGGTCTTTGATGAATCCGCCCGCCGTGTGGCGAAGGATTTGAGAAAACATGCCGACAGTCGTAGAACCGGACGCCCCGTTTTCGGAGGTTCGATTGATGTATAGATTGCTGATGGTATATCCATTACCGTCAAAAGTTCCGGTAAATGTCCCGACTGGATCAAACCCGTAGTAGTAATTGGAATAGGCCCCGGTTCCCTGATTCCATGACCGGGTTGCGGAAGCGTCAATGTCATTTCCAAGAGCAAAACTGGCGGATGGATAATCCTCCATTTCCTGAAGTTGGGCGACCGTTGTAATAATATAGGGATCGCCGACTGTTCCAGCCCCTGTACCACTATACGCCATAACAAAATTCCTTTTTTATAAAACCAATTCCGGATAATCCGATGCCGAAAATTCTTCATCCGCCAAAGAACGAGAGGCCCCGGCATAAACTGACCTTCCCTCAAAGAAGCAAAACGATCCGGGATACCCGCGGCTTTCTGACCATGCCCCCTCATGCCACCTTCTTGTGGCAGACGTAGAGGCCAGTTGCGAATAAACCTCCACCGAAGCCGTAAAGGAATTCAGGACGGCCAAAACTTTGACGATCCCGGATTCATAAGGTTCATCGATGCTTAAATCACCGTAAAACCCGGCCGCATCATCTGAATATATACGATGTTTTGCGGTTTCAGATTCTTCTTCATAGGACGAGTTTACATTTTGGTTAGCCCCTGAATTTCCTTTCCATTCCTTCAGGGTTTCCCATCCGGTATTGTTTTCGTTTCTCTGCCAAGTTATGGTTCCCGTCCAGGTTCCCCGTGTAATCAGGTTGTATTTTCCTTTTCCTCGAATTTCGTCGCTTGTCCCTGCATTTGTGAGATAGACGTGTTTTGTGGCTCTGGAATGAACCAATTTGAACAAAGCCCCTTCGTGGCCCGGCAGGAAAATACTGCTGTTGGAAGTCAGGATTCCGCAAGAACCGGGTTCAGTTACATCACAGGCCAATGTTGTTGTGGATGGATTGTCAGGGTCAATCAGATCGTTGCGCGTCAGGAATGGGCCATCCCGAAAATCAATCACATTCAATTCAAAAGTGTATACGCCCGTTCTCGTTAATTTGCGGGGCGCATACAGGGGATGGACGATCCACATCGTATCAGCAATTTGTTTGAATTTTAATTGGTACAGGTGTTCAGCCGCATACGGAGTCGAAATCCATACCTCGTTGCTGTCTCTATCCTCCAGAATCGAATCGCCATAGTAAAACCGGGCGTAGTAATTTCCAAATTCAACCATATAGGCGACCGAAACCGAATAGATAAACGGAATAACGATGACGGTATCGTTGGCCGCTCCGCCCGGCGCAAGCGTAGAATCGTAAATATATTTCAGGCCCGGCCGCCGTGTGGCACATCCGTATTTTTCGGGGATCATGTTTTCGAGGCGACGGCAACCGCTTCCGTAAGCATCCGTATCGACTCGGTTGTCGATTTTCGGAGAAAGCTCCCCTTTATTAAACGTGATGAGCGGGATGTTTGCCATTAAATATAAATCCTTGTTTTCGTTTCGACGGGATCGGGGATTGGTTCAACTGTTTGTACCTTTGCCTGTTCCGTCAAAATACTGTCCACATTGGTATCGATGGTATCTATTTTTGTTTCAATTTCAGAGGCCGATACTTCCGGCATGTATTGTCCCTGGCCGCAGATAAAATCTCCCCCGCCCGTAACATCGTGAACAATCACCATATCCCCGGCCGCAATGTCCCCGTTGTCTGCCGTATAATACCCAGTTGCCCCTATTTCAGGAAGCGAAGTGGTAGGCGCCGTTACTTGGGTTCCATCCGGATTATAAACGCCGTATTCAAGATCACGGCCGGTAATGTATCCAAATGTGATTTCGTTTGCCATCGTTAATAAATAAATCCGAAGAGGTACAGGGTAGCATCTTCCGAGCCGTCATCGTCCGCCGTTGCAACTTCGCATTGAATGATTGTGCCGGCCGCATAGGACTTGGTTTTGACCGGGGTGGCATTCGGAACCGGCATACAGGTTACCGCGTCATACTGGGCGGCCAGATTTGTCAATGTTTGCTCTGTCAGGAAGTCGTCTGTATCCGTCGATTGTCCGATGGTAATTCCGGCTGTCGTAGAGGCCGCTGAACCACAGACGACAACCGCACAATGAAGAATACATCGCTTGCCGGTAGGAACCGTGTATAAATTCGTGGCCGCCGCCGTTGTCAGGTCAATCGTAGTAGCTGACAATAAAGCAATGGTTTTTTCTTTTGAGTCCGCCATTAAAATATCCCTTTCTTTATTATTAAGAACCGTATCGAGCCAAAGACAGGTCGTACCGCCCGCTGGTATTGTTTTCCTGCGCGGCAATCACCCTGGCCTTCGCCTCCGCTACTTTCAATTCCTCTTTCACTTCCGCCGCCAATTGTGCTGATTTTGTACCCACCAGGGGGGGAATCAATTTCAGAGCCAGCCGCAGTATGAAAACTTCCGTGAACAATGAATCCCAATCATCCGGGTCGGCCATGCTCTTAATATATTTGATATTCAGAGTGTCGTAATTGGTTAAGATACGATTGCCTTCCAGTGTCCATCGCTCATCTGCCAGGTCAGTTCCGTCATCCTCATAGACATCGATCAGCCGGACAAAATCTGACGGAAGGTAATATTGATAAGTCCACTTGTACGTTGGAGTCAGTGCGGTCTGAGTTAAATTGCATACGCATTGCTCCGCGTCTGAATCATCCCACCAATAGACAGTTTCTCCCTCGTAGGTCAGTTCAATTCCATTCCAATACACCGTAGAAACAGTTCCATTAGTGATGGTTTCTCCGTCCTCAAACGTTCCTGTCGCCCGGATAATCTCGTACTCGGTATCAGAAGTAACGGTCAGAATCTCCGCCGTGTACCCGTTGTTAATTCCGGTGATGGTGTCCCCGACCGCCCAAGCCGATGTCGGGGCGGACGAAAGAGTCAATGTGAATATCTTATACAATTCTGCGCGGGTTGTCAGCCGGGGCCATTCAAACGAACGAAACAAAGAGTCCCTTGTTTGATAGAAGTGCCGAAGTGCCGCCTTGTGCCCCACGGTCGTTGTGTCGGCCAGCGTAATCTGAGCCGCAGAAATACGATCCATTGTCTGGTTGACAACATCAATCTCTGATTGCAAGGCAAAGGCCATTTTTTATCTCCTGTAATAAGACCGGGAGGCCCGAGCGCCTCCCGGCACTGGAGGGGAGAAAACTATTGTTTCGTTATCAGGCCGTCTTGCCCCAGACCTCGATCCAGATTTGACCGGAAGCGGATACATCCACACCAAGCGTGGCGCCGGCCGTTAATTTCATGGCCTTTCCAAGCGGCGATTTCCACATAAAGAATCCGCTTGCCGCATTCACAGCCACAAGTCCGATGTGTCTTGTTGAAACAGCGCCTCCGGAAGTTCCGGAACCAAACTCAATATTCATAGCTGTCGCTGTCCTGACATGAATATGAGTGATGTAATGCGATTTCCCTGTTGAGGCCGCTACCAAATCAGCCGCGCCGGTCAAATCGGACGATTCGTAAGACACATAAAACAGATTTCCTTCCAGGGGCAAATCGACAATATTGAATGTATTGGCTGCCATAGTTTACCTCATGATAAATGTTCATCCGGATACAGCGATTGTTCACAAACCGCATTGGATGGAGTCGTACAGGATACTCCGGTTCCATCTGCCGCGTACCGAGTTGTACTTCCTTTTTTTGGGTAATCCTGTGTTGCGCCATAAGACAATGGATCGGTTGCCGACAATGTTGCGTCAGATGCGTTCACTGCACAATATTGCTTTACCATTTCATCCAAGTCGGCCTCTGTAAACTGACCGCTGAATGGGGACTTGAACGGATTCCGTTTCAGCCAATAAATAAATCCGTATAGCGTTTGATCTGCTGTTGCGGCTGCCATAATTGGCCTCCTATTCGATTAAGTTTCCGTGTTTATCTCGCGGCCATACATTCATTTTGCTCTGGCCGAATCCGCACGTGGTTTGAATTTTTGTGCGATACGGAGGTTCGCCGAACCGGGTGCAATACCCGGCCCGGCTAGACCTTCGCAAGACCTCTTCTTTGAGGTCTTTTTCGCTCACATTGTTCGGAACAAGTTCCATCAGATTCCAACAGTCAACATGAACAGGGGGCCGTCACCGGAAGCGCTGCCCACCAGACAGTGCCCGGCAATCTGATCGGTTACGTGGTCTCCGATATTGGCCCGGACGTCGATTGACCCATCATGCCGGAAATATCCCGTCTTGACATAGGCCGCTCCGACTCCGGATTGCGGGGCAATAAAGATCGGTCCCCACGTTTTGATCCAGAGAAAAGCGGAGCTTGCCGCCGATACATTCGGCATCCCAAGGAATGCCAACGTACCAGACGTATTGGCCTGGCTGACACTGGCAAATGGGCTGGCGTAGACTTCGTAATTGTCCGAGGTTGTCAGCACTGTATCCAGCGGCCAGTCAAGCGTCAAGATCACGACGCCGGCCGAGGTGCTTGCCGTATTGGATACGATACTGCGAACCATTGCGCTTCCTCCGGCCGGGAAGATCACTACGTAGCCGCCGACAAGCTGATTCTCGGTAATACCGGCCTCATTGATCGTAAGCGTGGTATCCCCGATAGAAGCGGCCGCGGCAATGGTTTCTATTCCTGCTACTGCCTCGGTGGCGGTTACATGGACGGCCAACTGCGTGTTTGTGATGGCGGCCCCGGTCTTTGAATACTTGAAAACAGAACCGTCCCATCCAAGAAACCGAGTTCCAAAGTCATACCGCTGCGTTGATTCCGTAGCGTATATTCCAAGATTATTGGTTCCTGAAAAATCTTGCGGTCCTGAAAACTCCTTGAGCGGAGTATGCGGGTACTTCAATAATGTACTCATTGCTATTCTCCTGAAAAAGAGATTTTGTTTTTTTCAAAGAATCAAACGATCAAAAGAACCGGGTTTTTAGGCCGATGCTTTCAGGTTGATTTCCACAACCGCAGGACCTTCGTTTCGGACGGCCCCGCATGTCTGCGTACAGTACACCTGAACCGAATCGCTCAGATCGTGCCGAATGCTGATGCTAACCTTCGGTTCCTGGGGGGCCGAATACGAAATTGCGCCTTCTGCAAAGGCATAACATTTCTTGCAGTCCTTTTCCGTAGTGTCCGTCAAAAGACGTGTGGACATCAGGAACCGGAAGCCCATGAAGGTATCGATCTGGCCGGCCGCCAATGCCTTGACAGTATTGTAATCCGAACTCTTGACTTCCGTGGTATTCAGCATTTGGTTGATGTTGTACGGATTACAAAGGAAATACCGCTGTCGTTCCGGATCGATTTCTGCGTCATCCAGCAGTTGCTTGCAGGTCAGGAGTTTAGCAATCGTCAGGCCCGTGGCCGTCGTATCGCTGTGCGCCGATCCGGCCGCTACAATCGAACCATCACCGGCCACAAGACGGCTCTCTCCGACGGCATAATTGGTGACAGAGGACGAACCCTCTTCGCCGACATAGACCGTGGCGCCAAGTGCGGCAATAATCTCATCGTCCTGCGCACGTCGCAGACCGGACAATTGGTTTTGTGTGTACGGACCTTGCGGATCAATCAGCAGTCGCAGTTTGTCCTGGTCGTCGATCAGATCGGCCGGAACCTCATAATCCACGATGGTCAGCCACCGACGACTGTGTGAGGCATCAGACACCGGCGTCGGCGCATGGCGAGTCGTTCGTTTCTGGGGATTTTTCGGGGCCAGCCGCTCAATTGCCATCCGCTTTCCCGTCATAGTTTCGAACCGGACGGTAGGACGCAGGATAGACTGTTTCTGCTGGCTCAGCATGAGAATGTTTGATTTGTATTGTTGCACAAAGGCAACTGGAATTTTGAGGGACATAGGACTATCTCCTAATCACAATTTTTCAATTTTTACATTAAAAAACGGTTTTCGGTGAATTGTCCTACATCCGCAGGATTCGACCTGCCGTTTTACGCCCGGTTACGGCGGCCTTCTATTCAGGCGGTCAATATGGATTCCGGTGAGGAATTGTCCATATATTGATTATTGCAACAGTTTACCACCAGTCTTCTGAGAATACAAGCGCTGAACTTCTTTTACAATTCGATCATGTTCCATCGGGTTCGTATTCCCGTCCAGATAATGCGGATTTCGCATTAGCGAATCAATCTGTTGATCGATGTTCATGGACTTGGCGCCTTGGCCGAGGGAGGTATCGACTCCGTTGGATTCTGTAAAGTGTTTGTTCTGAATCGTAGCGATAAAATCGGCGACCAGTGGATCATTCCCGATACGCTCAAGAAGCTGTTCTCTCTCTTCCCCGTCCTTTGTGTTTTCTTCAATGGCGGCATTGGCAAGTTGCAGTCTGGAATTGTACGCATCTCCCCATTTCTGCCGCAATTCCTGTTCGGCCTCTTCTTTCAATTTTGGAGTGGCTAATCCGAGGGCTTCTTTATAAAACGGAACCGGATCATTCCGCATGGCCTCTTCCGCCTTTTTCATGCGCAGCGCGTCAAGAGCCATCACCGCGGTAAACTGTTTCTGACTCAAATGGACCCCATGCAGCGTTTGTTTTGCCTCCGCCAGCATTTCATCATCCTGATAGTATCGTTCCAGTTCAGCAGGAACCGTAAACGAATATCCTTCCGGTTTCTCCGGAACGTTCATGGCCTGTCGAAAGTCCCGAACCTGCTCCGGGGTGGATTTCTCATCAATCGGAAAAACACCTTTCCCCTGACTGGTCAGCTTGGTTTGCAGGTGAGTAATTTGATTGGTCATATCACCAATGCTTTTAATACCCAGCCATGCCGTATTTTTCCGGTGTTCTTCCGGAACGACCTGATTAAACCAGCCGTCCTTCAAGGTTCCGTCCGGGTTCACATAGGACTCTGACTGTGCCGGTTGTGCGGGGGATTGAGGGGTCGGCTGTGTCGGCTCTCCTGTAGGCGTTTGAGTGGGTTGTGTCCCTGTGAGTTCTGTTCCGTCCATGATTTACTCCCCTTTCGGTTCTTCAATAATACAATCTTTTGTTTTTTGTTCCAGTTTCATTTCGATCTGGTATTGAATATAGCGATATACGGAATTGGCGCCAAGATTGTAGTTCGTCTGATTTGGATTAGAA